TACAAAAGCAAGGCGCACCACAACAAAAAAGACAAGCTCCACAAGTGAGTTATGAAGATATACCAGCTATTGACATAGATATTGATACTTTACCATTTTAAAATAATTATGGTATAATTTTACACACGCTAAACCTCTGCTTGCACGTTTAGCTTAGCACTTCTAAGAAGTAGTAAGCACTTGACGGTCTCTCACTACTTCTTAGAGTTGCTTATTAGAGAGACCGTCAATCCCTCATTAAAAATAATATACAACTACTCCAAAACGACTGACAATCAATAGGATTAACCTATGGAACTATTAAAAGTCGATACAGAAGTATCAATAACGCTAAAAGAATTAACAGATTTAATATCTGTTCGCCATAACGATTCAATGAGAAAAGTAGAAGAATTATCTGCTGAATTAACTTTTGGAACGCTACGAAAAACTCGTATCGTGTATAATGATAAAGGTCAAGAAATCGATACTTATCTTCTTACAAAAAAGCAGGCGATTGCTGCTGGCGCAAGACTTAACAATTCTCTTCTCATGTTGGTTATAGATAAGCTTGAAGATATGGAAAAATCAAAAAACAAACCCATGACTATCGAGCAATTACTACAAGAGAACATTAGAGTAATAGGGCAACTTCAAACAAAAGTAATCACGCTTCAAACAAAAGTAATCACGCTTCAAAATAAAGTCGAAGAAGATAAGCCAAAGGTTAAATTCGCAGAGGCAATAAGTGGCACAACTTCAAATATAGATTTTGAAACTTTCGGGAAAGTATTATATGACTCAGAAGGAATAAAAATGGGTCGAAATAATCTTATGAAATGGTTTAGAAATAACGGATATTTGACGAAAAATAATAAACCTTATCAAACTATGCTTGACAGAGGATTGATGACACTAAAAGAGGGAAATTATATAACTCAAGCTACTCAGGAATTAGTAACTTACATACAACCTCGTATCACTGGAAAAGGTCAAATGTACTTTACCAACAAATTGCTTGATGAGGTTAAATAAATGACACATTCGTTTGACATAGAAATAGCAGAAGAAATCAGCGTTAATGCTGCAATAGTGTATCAGAATATAGTATTTTGGTGTACTAAAAACAAGGCAAATGAAAAAAACTTCTTTGATGGTAATTATTGGACTTATAATAGCATTAAAGCGTGGAAAGAATTATTTCCATATCTAACAGAGAGCGCCATAAAAACAGCCTTACAGAAGCTTGAAGAACATGGATTGATTCTATCTGGAGAATACAATGAAAATAAGTATGATCGAACTAGATGGTATTCGGTTGTCGAGTTGTCAAAAATCGCCAATGGAGTTGTTGAAAATCGCCAACCTATACCAGATAATAAACCAGATAATAAACCAGATAATAAAAGAAATATATCCCTTCTTGATTTATTTCTTCTAGAGGAGCCAACTCTAGGAGATAATGGTAAACAAGTAGTTCAAGACTTTATAGATTATAGGAAACAGATTAAAGCACCTATAAAGACAATAGCACCTATAAAACTATATTTAAAAATATTGAGAGAATTACTGAAACTAAACTACAAGATTAATGAAGTAATTGAGTTGATGAAAGCTAAAGAATGGCAGTCAATAAAAGTTGAATGGATAATTAAAGAACTCGGAAAGAAAGAAGATCAAAAACTAGAAGCGACCAGAAGCATAGGAGGATATTTATTTTGAGCAAGATTGAAATATTAAAAAAAGAAAATGACAATATCACTATGATGCTAGAAAAAGCGGAAAGAGATAATGATTTTGATGCTATCTACAAGCTAAAGAAGCAATACTACTCAAACAAGTTGTCTATGCTTGAATTATTGACAGTAAAGAACGAAACTTTTACTATAAGCGCAAGAGAGCTTAAGCGTAAGACAGATGCAAAGCCTCACGCTATAAGATACGAGACGGGCATATCCGTACTTGATGAAAAATTAAAAGGCGGCTTTGAAGTTGGAAGTCTTATTCAACTTGCAGGGCAATCGTTTGCAGGTAAGACTACTTTGTTTTTAAGTATCGTTGCAAACATAGCTAAATACTCAAAGGCAATGTTTGCTAGCTTTGAGATGGGCGATAGAAGAATAGTAAAGAGATTGCAAGAGCTTCTAACAGAAGAGAAACAATGGGATAACTTACTTATCAATTCAGAAACAAGAGATATAAATGATTTAGTAATGGAAATAACATTACTAGCAAACGAGGGAATTAAGTTTTTTGCAATAGACAGCCGTATGAAGCTCAAAATGAGTGGAAGCGATGCAGAATATCAAAAAATCTCTTTGATGAGTTCTAGGCTATCAGAATGCGCAATAAAGAACGATATTATAATCTTGTTGGTTAATCAAATAAGCGAAGAGGACTTGAAGAATAGAAGATTAAGTCTAAAAGGTTCAGGAGATCAACTTTATGATTCAGATATGGCTTTATTTATTTTGATAAAAGATGATGAGAGCAGAGAGCTAATATGCACAAAGAACAGGCAAGATGAGTTCACTTTCAAAGTTGATTTACCAAAAAACTATAATCAAAAAAGATATGTAGTTACCGAGTATGTAGAAGAGAAAATAGAAATGAGTGTTTTATGATAAATATCGAAACGTCAATAGTATGCACTATTCTTGAAAACAATTTTATATCAATGGATAAAAACATAACTAACTTTAAAATTGAAGATAAGTATTTTAATTCACCAGAACTAAGATTTATTGTTAAAGGTATAAACAGACTTAAAGAACTTGATGAGCCTATTGATTTAGATATATTAAAATACTATATTTATAAATCAGATAATTATTTGAGAGTTTTTTCATCTTGCTTTATGCTTGATGATTTTTTGATTAAATTGATATCTTCAAACTCTTTAACATATAATTCACTTTGCAAATATTACGACATACTAAAAAAAGAATACGAGCAGCACAAAAGAACAAAAGAACTTTTATATATTTAAAACTTATTTAAAATATATTGACATTGTTTTAAAAATATTGTAAAATTCTTGTATTAAAACAAAAAGGGAAATAAGATGACAGAATGTAAAGTATGTAAAAAAGAATTTATACAAGTAAGAGTAACAAACTTATATTGTTGTAAAGAATGTAGAGATAAGTTTCATTCAGAAGAAAAAACTATTAAGGCAAGGGATAATAGAGAAGAAGTAAACAGGAAAGTGAGAGAAAGAAGAAATAAAAATTTAATTAAGTATTCTATTACGCAATATAAGAATAGAAATTCAGATGCAATTAGAATTAAAAGAAATGCGAAAGAATTAGAATATTATAAATCTAATAGAGATATAATAATTTCTAAATTAAAAGCTAAAAAAGAATTAGTTAAAAATAAAAGCATAAAATTAAGACAGTTATGGAATAGGGAGGATGAAGAAAAAGTGATCTATTTACATAAAACATTTGTTACTTCTATAAATATTGCTTTAGAACTGGGGAGAACTGTAGACTCTATTGAGAATAGAGTTAGGAAATTATTTAAAGATGGTAGATTATCGCATCATTTTGGTGGTAAAAATATTATTAGCTATACAAAGAAGGATAAAAGATGACAGAAAGAATAAAAACCGCAAACGTAGAAGAGTTACACCAGATAGGTGTTGATATTTCAATGAGTGAATTAAGCAGACAAGAGAAATCGGTTATGTATGCTTTAATCGAAGAGAGATTGTATGATCTTGATAATAGTGTAATGATTGAACCGTCGGAAGATATAGGGATTGATTGATGAGTTTTATGATATAATACAGCTACAAAAACGTCCGAGATTAGTAATACTTATTCTCGGAGCATAGATTTAAAACAGCACGTTTTTATTATCCTTTAACGTGTTGTTTTAAGTTTATAAAAGGATTAGAATGATACCTAAAGACAGACAGATACTAATCAGAACTTATTTAGGCACTAATATAGCTATATGGAATGAAGTGCAAGAAGAGTTTGTATTTGCAAATGTTCAGGCGGATATGTATGATGGAGTTTATAACGATGTCTATTACGAGAGCGATTATATAAAAGAGAGTGAAGTTTTAGAATGGGCAGAAATAAACAATATATTTAAAGAGGATTAAAACTTGGCACTAACTCAAAAGCAAGAGAACTTCTGTTTATCATACATCAAAATAGGTAACGCAAGCGAAGCATACCGTCAATCATATAACGCTGAAAAGATGAAGCCTGAGACTATATGGAATAACGCATATAAACTACTTGAAAGCAACTATGTCGCAACGAGGGTACAAGAGCTACGGGATAAGGCAGAATCTAAGGCTATTATTACACTAGAGCAACGTAAAGAATTATTATCACGTTTCGCGTGGGAAGAAGAAAGCGACAAGGCTATGAAAGCTATTGACCTACTCAACAAAATGGACTCTGTGTATGTACAGAAGCAGGATATTACTACAAGTGGAAACGTAACTCTATTCTTACCTACACCAAATAAAGATAAGTAATGGCAGACGTAGAGTGGATTCCTACTACTAAGCAACAACTAGCGCTTGAAACAACAGCGAAGTATATTTTATTTGCAGGTTCAAGAGGTGGAGGAAAGACTGATGCCTCACTTATGCAAGTATTTATAAACAATAATCATCTTAATCCTAACTTCCGCGTACTTGTCCTTAGAAAAAATACTCAAGATTTATCAGATTATATATCCAGAGCTTGGCGTATATACGAAAAATTTGGTGCAAAGAAAGCTGGTGTGCTTCCAGTGTTTAAATTTCCAAGCGGTGCTACTATTATTACAGGACATCTTGCATCCCCTGATGCGTTTGAACATTATCAAGGTCAAGAATTCCAACTTATACTTATTGAAGAATTAACACATATATCGTCAAAGCTTTTGTTTGAGAAAATAATGGGTTCTCTACGATCAACGATAGATGGTATTAGTACACGTTTATTTGCAACAACGAATCCTGGAGGAGCTGGTCATCAATGGGTTAAGGAATTTTGGCATATTGGAGAGTATTTACCAGATAAAAAATTTGAAGACAATGGTTTAAGTAAAATATACATCCACGCTAACATAGATGATAACCCACACTTATTTGATGCAGATCCTGAATATGTACAGTATCTAGATAATCTTCCTGAGGACTTAAGACAGAAGTGGAGATACGGAAGCTTTGATGACTTTGATACGCCTTCTCAATTTTATGCATCATCATTATCTAAAGCAAAACAGCAAGAAAGAATAATAAATATACCGATAGTTTCCTCACTAAGAACTTTTGCTGCATTCGACTTAGGTATGCGTGACCAGATGGTAGTATGGGTAGCACAGATATTTGGTAAAGAAGTACGTATTGTAAGATGTTATGCTAATCGTGGTCATAATATTGAACACTATGCTAATTGGCTTAATGACTTAAAAGATGAATATGATATACGTTTCGAAAAGGTATTCGTGCCGCACGATGCGAATGTAAGAGAACTTACAAGTAATGGAACACGTTTTGATAAGATGAAACAACTGGGGATGAAGCCAGATCTACTTCTGAGAGCTGATGTATTAAGTGGAATAGAGACAGCAAGAGATTTACTAGGACATTGCTTCTTTGATGAAGAGGGATGTAAAGACGGGCTAAGAGCATTAAGAGCATATAGTCGTGAGTTTGACACAAAAGCAAATAGATACAAAGATAATCCATTGCACGACTGGGCAAGTGATTACGCAGATTCATTTAGATATCTAGCACAAGGGCTTAGTAAGTCTATTACAACATTTACGCCAAAGCCTAAGCAACACTATGCTCACACTGAAAACTCGTGGATGGGTAGTTGATCTATTAATATGATATAATATCAATAAATATTTGGAGATACGATGGATAATATTTCAAAGACACCGATTGATTTACAAGAAGAAGGCGAAGAAGGATTTATAAAGTTAGCCAAAGAACGATCATTAATAGCATCTAAGTATTGGCAAAAGACATATGATCTATCAAGAACCGATACAGCGTTTGCCTATGGAGATCAATGGGATGATAAGTCTTTAGAAGTTAGAAAAGGTAGACCGACACTCACGCTCAATAAGATGGGGCAGTTTATTAGTAGACTCGTGGGAGATCAACGACAAAACGTACAGCAAATAAAATGTATATCCTCTGGTAGCTTTGATGCAACTCTTAAAAATTCCGCAGGTACTAAAGATTATAAACAATCACAAGTATTAGAGGGGTTAATTCGTAATATTGAAATCATTAGTAATGCTCCTTATCAATATAAGACTGCTTTTCAGCATTCTGTTGAGGGTGGTTTTGGGTGGTTAAGAGTTCTAACGGATTATTCAGATGGAGATAGCTTCGATCTTGATCTTAAAATACAAGCAGTAAGACATAAATATACTGTAATGATTGACCCTGATGCAGTTGAGCCAGATGCCAGTGATATGAACTATGCCTTTATCTCAGAGAGAATGAGTGCTAAAGAGTTTCATCAAAGATATCCAAGTGGAGTTATTGCAGATATTAATAGAGTAACAGCAGACCACGTTGCATTCTGGGGGGTAGAAGATAATGTGGTGGTATCTGAATACTTCGTTCGAAAACCTATTGTAAGATCATTACTTCTTATGAGCAATAATGAAACATACTGGAAGGATGAGGTAAAAGATGTTCTTGATGAACTAGAAAAGCAAGGCGTAACAATATCAAGAGAACGAAAAGTAAATACATACAAAGTTCTATGGTATAAGATTACAGCTGGAGGAATATTAGAAGGCCCTAAAGAATGGGTCGGCTCTACTATTCCTATTGTTCCAGTGTGGGGAAAAGAGATTAATCTAGAAGGAAAACGAGAGTTTAGAGGTTTAATACACGATGCTATAGATGCTCAACGTATGCATAACTACTGGATGAGTGCGGCAACTGAACGTGTAGCATTAGCTCCAAAAGCTCCTTGGGTAGGTGCAGCTGAAAACTTTGAAGGTCACGAAGATAAATGGGATACTGCAAATACTAAGAACTGGTCATACTTAGAATACAATCCAACTTCTACAGGCGATAGGCCACAGCGACAAGACCCTCCACCTATGCCAAGCCAAGAGTTACAAATAGCTTCATTAAGTGAACAAGGTATTAAATCATCAGTCGGTATGTATGATGCTATGCTTGGTCAAAGAAGTGCAGAACAAAGTGGTATTGCAATTCAATCACGACAGCAGCAGGGAGATACAGCGAACTTTGTATTTACAGATAACTTAAATCTATCAATTCAGAGAGTAGGTAAGATTTTACTAGAGACAATCCCAGCTGTATATGATGGTAGTAGAATTATTCGTATGCACTTTGCTGATGGAAGCGGTGACTTTGTAGAGATTAATAAAACTATATTGGATGAGCAAACAGGAAATCAAGTTGTAGTTCACGATCTTGCTATGGGTAAATACGATTGTGCCGTAACCACTGGTCCACAATATATGACACAAAGACAAGAAGCAGCAAATACTATGATGGAACTTGCTAAGAGTATCCCACAGGTTGCACAAGTAGCACCTGACTTATTAGCTAGCAACCTTGATATTCCAAATAGTGATATCCTTGCAGAGCGTCTTAAAAAAACAATACCAGCTAATATGTTAAGCGCAGAAGAACAACAAGAGATGGCGAAGAATGCACCGCCACCACCGCCACCACCTCCGCCAACACCTGAACAACAAAAGGCACAAGCTGATATGCAGATGGCGCAGCAAAAATCACAGTTTGATTTACAGATGCAACAGCTTAAAATACAAGAAGCAAATATAAAACTTCAAACAATACAGCTTGAAGCACAAATTAATATGGAGGTACAACGTGAACAGGCGAATCAAACGAGCGCAACACAAAATGGTAATCAAGACCCAAAAGAAGATGTTGCACTTATTCAACAAATTGTAAGCAATACAGTGGCAAAGGCAATGGCTTCTATGATAGCACAATCAAGACAAAGTCAACAAGTGCAACAATCTCCACAAGAAGAACAGCAAGAGCCAGTAGATAATCCACAAGAAGAGCAAGGAGAGATGCAATAGCATTTTTCTTTTAATATGATATAATATGAAGATTAAAACCAACGACCTTAAAGGGGAACGATAATATGGAAAGAGATTATGACAGTTTTTCGGTAGAGAGCAACAAGACACCATCGGTTGAGGAAGTAGTTAAAGATACTGCTAAAGAAGCAGAGGAAGAAGTAGCCAATGAACCGTCGACAGATATACCAGAAGTAGAAGTGAATGAAGCACCAAAGCCACAAGGTAAATCTCGCGCACAAAAACGTATTGAAGCACTCGTACAAGAAAAGCACGAACTAACTCGTCAGCTTGAAGAAGCTAAACAAAGTAAAAAAGATACTAAAACTAAAGCATTAGATCCTGACGACTTTGAAGATTATGATGATTATCTATCAGCAGTTGAAGAAGAAAAGCCTAAAGAGGTAACGAAAGAGGCATCTGTAAATGATGATAGTGCATCAGTAGTTGAGCAATTTAAAGCTATGACAGAAGATATGGTTGATAAATATGCAGATTATGAAGATAAGTTGTCTGAAATGCCAGTCCTTACTATCGATATGATCCGTGCATTAAACGAGAGCGATGATCTAGGAGAAGTCGCATATTATCTCGCAAATAATCCTAAAGAAGCAAGAGTATTATCTAAGTTGTCGTTGGCGAAGATCGCTATTGAGATAGGGAAGATTGAAGTAAAACTCTCTCAACCGAAAGTTGTCGCACCAATTACTAAAAAAGTAACAAGTGCGCCTGATCCAGTTACGCCTGTTGGTGGTAGTAATATGCCTCCACGTAGTTTAAGCGAAGCATCTACTCAATCAGAGTATGAAGCGATGCGGAGAAATCAATCAAGAAAGTCTAACGGCTTTATTTAATAGGGAGAAAACAAAATGCCTCAAACAAATGGTATCGGTGGGAAGTTACTCACATCAGACCTCATCCTCAAAGAAGCGATGTGGCAGTTTAAGAACAATTTAGTTGCGTGTAAGCGTGTATATCGTGACCTTGAAAGCAAGGTAGTTAATGGAGTTGGTAATAGTGTAAATGTTAAAAAGCCTTACCGTGTTAAATCAACAGAGGGAAGAACGCTTGGTGTACAACCATTAGTTGATAACACTGTAACAATTACAATTAATCGTCAGCGTAATGTTGGTCTTAAATGGACTGTTCAAGATTTAACTCTATCTATTGAAGATTTTTCTCAAAGATATATTCAGCCAGCTGTTGGTGAGATTGCAACTCAAATCGAACTATCTGTATTCGAAGAAGCAAGAAACGCTTACTTTATGACTGGAACTGTTGGGTCTGATTTATCATATTCTACGTTTGCGCTTACTCGCGCTCAAATGAATGGAGTTGCAATTCCTGATGAAGGTACTGGCTTACGTTCTGCACTTATCAATGATATTGATGCAGCAAACATTTCTACATCTTTGATGACTGTATTTGCAGGACAAGGTAGTATTGCTAAAGATTCAATTCAAAAAGGTTATATGGGCCCACTAAGCGGAATGGAGTTTTATTCATCTCCAATTGTTCCAACTCATACAGTAGGTAACTATGGTGGTATTCCACTTGCAAATAATGCAACGGCACAAACTGGAGCATCTATTGTAACTGATGGTTGGACTGCATCTGTAACTGGTCTATTGAAAAAATATGATATCATTACTTTTGCTGGTGTATATGAAATTAATCCTATCACTCGTACATCAACTGGACGTTTGCAGACATTCGTAGTAACTGCTGATGTAAATAGTGATTCAGGTGGAAATGCAACTGTTCTGGTTAGCCCATCAATAAACGATGGATCATTAACAACAACAGACGTAGAGGGTACATCAGTATCATTAGCTGCTTACCAAAATGTATCGGCGGCAGTTGCAAATAATGCAGCTATTACAGTAATGGGAACGGCTAACGGGGTTTATCGTCAAAACTTCTATATGCACAAAAATGCTATTGCTCTATGTGTTCCACAACTAGAACTTCCTAGATCAGCGGTAGTCGCAGAACGTATCACAGATGCAGAAAGTGGATTATCTCTTTCTTTAACAGAAGGATATACAGTTGGAGATCATACAGAAACAACTCGTTTAGATGCGGTATGGGGCGTAAAACTTATGAACCCTGAGCTCATTTTTAAACAATTTACGGCGAAACTAAGCTAAGTTCGCTGATAGTTCTCTCTTTGGAGAGGATTATTCAACCAACTTTAAAGGATACTGAGTGAGTAAACATTGGATGTATAATGTAGAAACTGGCGAGGGAGTTTTGTTTAATAACGAAGATGAGTACAACAAAGACAAGTGGTCTGATACTCCTGCTAACTGTAATGTAGTAGAGGATGTTGATATAGTACTAGGTGAATGTGACTTACTTAAGAAAGAAGCGACAGAACTAGGACTAGAGTTCCCATCAAATGTAAAAACTGAAAAGCTTATCGGTATGATACAAGAAGAGATAGAGCGTAAATATAAAGAACAGTCAGAAAATAAAGGGTAATAAATGCTATTGACAGATACTATTAATGGATCATTGAGACTTATTGGGGTTCTTGCAGCAGGAGAAGAAGCTTCTACAACAGAACATAAAGATGCACTTGATAGATTTAATGGAATGATCGATAGCTTTAATATCCAGAATTTAACTGTATCATATATGCAAGAAAAAGCATATCATCCTCCGTCGATTGGGTGGACTTCTAAAATAACAATAGGCTCAGATATAAATAATACATTTGTAGAAACTGCTCCTATGTCTATTCAATCAGCTTTCTTTCGTGATGCATCAGGTGTTGACTTTAAAATGACACCAATGGGAATTAATGAATGGGCAGATATGGTATGGAAAAATATAGTAGCACCTCCATTAAAATACTATGAAAATTATTATGGTCATAATCTTTCTATTCAATTTGACACAGTTCCTTTCTCGTCTTATACGCTTCATCTTATTTGCAAAGTTCCATATGTAGGAAACTATAAACCAACTGATAATATTGATTGGGATTACGGATTTGAGGAAATGCTTAGATATCAACTAGCAGTAAGACTAGCGGCAGAGTATGGCGTACAATTACGTCAAGAAGTAGTTGCAATAGCACAAGGGCTTATGCATAATATTAAGTCAAGAAATGCGGTAAAGAAGACTCTTAATGTAGATGCTGGACTTATGCAAAGCAACCAACGTTTCGGATACTATGATATCGTAAGTGGTGTGACAAGATAATGCCAAAAGTACCTTTTGCAATAGCTACATCACAAGCTCGTAACTTCAAGGGAAATAATGAGACTCTTATAAATATGTACTCAGAAACAATGCCTCCAACAGCGAAAAGTTCTGTAGTCCTTATTGGAACACCTGGATGGTCTCTCTATACAACAGTGGAAAATGCACCTATTATAGGTATGCACTATTTTAAAAGTGATCTATATGTAGTTACAAAAACCTATATCTATAAAGTAAGTCATACCGATAATCTTATAAGCACGGTCGGAGTGGTAGACTTTAGTGCTGTTGACTCTGTATCAATAGCCGATAATGGTATAAACTTTGTAGTAGTTGGCGGAAATGGTTATTATTCAGATGGGGTAACAGTTACGCAAATTACTGATATTGCATATTATCCAAGTGATACCGTAACATTCCAAGATGGATACTTTATATTTAACCGATCAGGTACAAATCAATTCTTTATTAGTAATCTATATGCTGTAACTTTTGATGCGACTATGTATGCAAGTGCTGAGGGTTCTCCTGATAATATCGTAGGATTGATTTCAGTAAATCAAAGAGTATATATCTTCGGAACAAACTCTATAGAGATCTGGTACAATAGTGGAGATGCACTATTTCCATTTGATAGGATACAAGGCTCTTTTGCATTATATGGATGTATAAATTATAAGACAATAGCGGCAACAAATAATACAGTTTATTGGGTAGGTAATGATAACTGTGTCTATACAATGAACGGATATACACCAACAAAGATAAGTACAGCAGCTATTGAATACCCATTAGCAACTAGAGGAACAAGTG